GCACCGCTTCCCCCGTGCGAACGTCCGAGTGTTTGACAACTCGTTCCATCACGCCATTGGCTGCTCGCAAAGTACTCGCAAAGTAGCCATAGCCACTGACTTCAGGATTGACAAACGACGCAAACACAGTGACCTCAACGTTCGAAGGAACGCCGCCGGAACCGGCAAGGGTCAATTGGTTCAACACGTCAATGTAGACAGTACAGATCGTAGCGTCTTCATCCTCATGAATAGGGTCCGTAAGCGTTTGTGAAACGCGCGGAATCTTGATGGTATCGTTGTTCGTCGATGAGGCCGACATCACCGTCGCATTATTGAAACTGCGTTGGTAAACGTTGATGGCCTTCACTGCTGAGACGTTGCCCGCTGGCGACGTCCGTGGAAGCCACGTGACCATAAGCGACCCGATGTGAAACGGAGTCGTATTCATACGAACTTCAAGCTCGATGTCAGCGTTGATCCACCGCAATTGGCCCAGAGACTCAATAATGTGCGGAATGTTGAACAACGCAATTGGAAACTCGATCGTTCCCAAATTATACCCATTGATCTGGGCAGCTTCCCAAGTGAAGGTCGCCACTGCGTATTTACGCGACAGCGTCTTCATAAGATCCTGCTTGGGGTATGGATTGGTCAGCACCTGTAGTTTGGCATCAGGCGCGCTCGTGCTCGTCGCAATTTCGGGAGCTGTCTCCGCGAAAGTAGTAAGCGACGTTGTTGTCTCTGTAGGAGAGACCGTTTTCATTGTGGCCAAAGCCGAATTGTTAACGTTAGCGAGAGAAATTCTTTCCACCGCACATCCTCTCAGATAATGCGTAGGGCATTTGATTGGTGAAACCAAGGCAACAGGCCATTGGTGGCAGACAAACAGCAATGCACAGAGGTAAATCAACGAAACCCCTCGGTGCAAGATCACATTTGGTCTGCATTTGCAGCGCCGGACACCATTGCCGCGGCGCGCACGGTGAGAGACTGCCTCACCAGGCAGGTGGTTTAACGCCCCACCAGGCAGGCCAGGAGGCAGCTACTTGCCGTACCGCGCACACCACACGTCATAATCGAAAGAATCGAATGGGACGTTGGACTCGCGGCACACATCTTCAAGTGTTCCACGAACGCGCATGAATACTGCGCGCCCATGGTGAGCTGCCTCAATCAGCGCAGAACGCGCTGTATCGGTCGCATTGGCAATGGCGGAACCTTTACGGTCACACCAAAACAATGGGCTCCAGATCTGTTCGATCGGCTTAGGAGCACGCCACGTTCCCTCAATGTAACGAGGGGATCGCTGCAGAAAGATTGCTTCTTCAAAGCTATCAAAATCTGTCGCGATATCATTCTTCCCGGCATCCGTGGCATCCAGGTTGAAAAGCTTCTTAAGCTTTTGCGCATACGTCTTCTTCGTGACGAACTTTCCTAGGAAATTACTGACTGAAATCCAGCTGTCATCTCCATAGAAGTGCGCCACTAAGTGGTTGCGCATGAAATGTTCGAGGTCTCCTTCGCGTCGGAGTTCCTCGTTCTCCATAATGAACTCATTGAGCGTAGTTTTGAATATACGCAGGTTGAGTCCAGAATTACCTTCGCTTGTGCGATGCGTGCCGGAAGGCATGCGATCCACAGTCACGTAGACGTTTGAACCGTCAATGTGAATTGCCATAAACTGAGCGTGCTGAGCGTGGTACAATAAAGTAGCCTGGTCCTTCTTTGGCAGGAGCCGGGCCCACGCTAGCTCATCTGGCCACTCAATGTCACACTCAGCGATAAGCTGTGACGTAAAGCGCGCCTCACTTTCGTGCAAGGCATAAAGCATGTGTAGATCCCACCCGCCAACATCAATACAGATGTGGTTGGAAAACTTGCCATGCTTCCGAACAAGACTCGCCCACTCCGTTGAGTGCACATCGAGCCCGACGGCACAATAGCCGTCCGTACCTTGAGCCTTTTGCGCTTGGCTAAGATACGTGAAGTATTGTGCGAGCGTCGTGTTCGTAGCGACATTGCCAGCACAAAACTGCCGAACTTTCCCCTTCTCGAGCACTGATTGGGCAGCGAGTTGTTCTCCCTTCAATGTGTCCGTATAGACCCCGTAGATTATGTCACCATTGCGTAGCGTGTCATGAATCTCTTGTACTTTCGCTTTGTACTTCGGGTGCCACTCGGACTCTTCGCTCTTCATCTTTTCAGGATTCACAGCGAATATTTGGTTTTTGGTAACACACCCTGGTGTGACTGTAAAGTCATAGCCAGGTGACGCCGCAAAATGCGATCTGTCAAGTGCAGTGCCAGGCTGCCCAAAAAGAACCTCCTTCTGTGAGTAAACCACGTACTTCCCGCGTAAATCTGGGTAGTCCGCTTTACTCCACGTCTTCTCAAGACGTGTGACGTCGACGTATACCGGTAGGATCTGGAGCTTGCGCTCAACATACTCCCACGGGTTAACCTCTCCGTCAGCTGGGCAAGGGAAATTGAACTTAACCCCTGCATCCTCCATTCGCTTATACTCACGTTCAGGCAAGAACTTGCGAAACTTCGTCGGAATCTTCATGGGCTGAATACCACGGTTGATCAGTGCTTTCGCTAGCGCCGACCACGAGGTCTTGTTCGTTTTAGGAACGCAACCACCGTGCTTCACCACGCCCAGAGGGACCATTTGCGTACCACGCAACGACACATCCTGTGTGTGCGTTATACCAAGGTCCTTGGGAATGACGACATCCTTCAAAGGCCACCCATTCGTTTGGGCGGTTTCTTCCAACATCTCGCGGGTAACCGCCGAGATGAACGATCTAATCATCGACGACCCATTATAGGCACCAATGATTTTGATCCCGAGCTGACCAGCGTTTGAAAACGCCAGCGCGCCCGAATCTCCATGCGTAGGAACGCGTTCGAACTTTCCAGTCCAATACACGCCGTACGTATCTTCCTCCTTCCAGGGCATCATTTTCTGGACGCTCAACGAATCTGCGTAAAAGCTGCGGATCACATCTTCGTGTCGTGAGATCATTGCTCCCCCGGGAATTGTTGTTCTCCATTCTCTGGCCACGACGGCCATCTCAGCATCTGTAATGTAGTGCTGTAGAAGTGACGTCTTCGGCGCCACACTTGATGGGAAACAAAGCATGAGGTTTTCCCCATTTAGAGGTGCAGATTGGACATCTGCAATTTTGAACGCGTGAACGTCCTTTCCCTGGACCAGCATCGCAACCGGCCCTCCTGAGTTTTTGATCGAG